ATTTGTGAGCCTGTCGCTGCTGTAAATGCTGAAGTACCATTTCCGTAAGCAATACCACTTAAGCTAGTAACGCCAGTTCCGCCATACGGAACAGTAATAGTAGAGCCATTCCATGTACCAGCAGTTAACGTACCAACGCCTGTGATTCCTGTATATGAGCCGCTGATATAGCTAGAACCTACTGTACCGCTAGTGATTTGATTGCCATTAATAGCGATTGCTGTATTACTTGCAACAGTTAATTGACCTTGAGCGTTAACTGTATAAGTAGGAACGCTTGAAGCAGAGCCATAAGAGCCTGCGGTTACTGCAGTATTGGTAATACTAAATGTTGAGCCAGATAAGGTTAATCCTGTACCTGCTGTATATACACCTGACAAAGAGAAATTGCTCCATGTCATTGCAGTAGTGCCTAAAGTACCACCAGGTTGAGCTAGGTTATACCAAAGGCTTCCTGCTTGAGCACCACCATCTACGAAAATGATTGCGCCAACATATTGCGCCCAAGTAGTAGAACCAGGGGCATAAGACCAAGCACTGCTAGAAGCCACGTAAATGCCGTTTTGAGCAGCGTTTGTTTGATTTTTGACTAGGACTATATTGCCAGCTACTAAAGTTACGCCATCAATCGTTTGAAGCCCTGAAAGCGTAATATTGGCAGTTGTTGCTGCTTGTGCAGGCTCTTTCCAGCTAACGCCCAATGCTACTGTATCAACATACAGTTTATTGGCAAGGTCTGTTGAATTTACAGGGGTAGTGCTAATAGTTCCTGTAGTTGTAGCAATGTTAGTAAAAACCCCTGTACTAGGGGTAGTTGCACCAATCGTTGTGCTATTAATAGTGCTATTAGTAATCGTAGCACCAGTAATAGTTCCGCTAATAGGAACTGTAAATGGCTGACCTTGACCTATAAAAGTCTGAAAATTATTATTAACATCAAATAAAGCCTGAACAGGCAATATATTTTGGTCTACTGTAGATGATGGGCCAGCCATAATGCTCCTTAATAAGCCATTGCTGTAAAAACTAATTTATCACCAGCAATAAAGTTTGTTGGCAATCCAGTAGTTACACTATATCCAGTAACAGAAACTGAAGTATTTGTGCTTGCACTTTGTTGAGCAAAAACAGTTGAAGAATTAGTAACATCTTGACAAGCAACAGCCCATCCATTTGGAGCAGCAGGAAGGCTAATCGTTCCTGATGCAGCGCCACCAGAGCCAACAGTTACAGCAAAAGCTGCGGTGCTAAAACCAACAATAGTAGGGCTAGTTCCAAAACCTGATGCAATAGTAGGAGCAGTTGCAGAAATAACCAAGTTCCCGTTAACTGATATGTTTGTAGCGTTTACAGTTGAAGGAGTTGTTGAGCCAATAGGACTGTTATCAATAGTTGCGCCTGTAATAACGTCAGACGTTAAAGGAGGTGAAAAATACGCACCGCCTGGGCCAACTAGACCAAGGCATTGACCAGTTGTATTAAATGCTGCTTGTACAGGAACAATATTTTGCGTTTGAGTTGAAGCTACTTGATTAGTTGCCATTATGCTAATCCTTCACCAGGAGTGATTTCAACGCTAGTAGCTGCACTAGCAATAAACCACGCATTAGGTGGAATACCACTAAAAACGCCTACCGCATTTGCAGGAATAGACAATACGTTTGCTATGCCTGCTGCGGTAGGAGTTGTAGCTACAGGAGTTACTGAAGCATCAGAAGGCTCTTGAGGCAACCAACCCACTCGAACTAAGCTAGAAGTTAAATTAACAATACGATAGCCTGATGGATAAACATTATTGTTAGATTTAATCTGAACAGCAGATGTACCGACTAAATAAGTAGGCCCAAAAGGGGAAAAAGCTGAGTTATATGCCATTTTAAGCTCCTTAAACCGCAGTTACAGGTAATGAACCTTCAGAACGCACGATTTGAATTGTATAGACACCGCTTGCTGGTTTTAATGTAGCACCAGAAGTTAAATTACCAAATTGAATAGTAACTGTATTAGCAGTTAAACAATCAGCTTCAGCAATTACAACACCAGCAACTTGAGAACCGTTATAACCAATAATGGTAATAATGTCAGTTGTAAGCAAGCCTGGCAAAGCGTAATTTACAGCAGTTGTAGTATTTGCAGCTAAAGAATTAGAAGTGTTATCTAGGTTTGGAGCAATATAGAAAGTGCTTAAAGCATTTCCACGAGCAATAGTGGTAGACGGCATGGTTTTTTCCTTTAAATAAGGTAAATCAATTATAAGTTAATTAAGAAAAAAGGCTACACTTTTTGGGCGTAGCCTTTCTCTTTACATCAGTTAGCCTTAGTAAGGGCCAGAGCTTAAATCGTAGCCGTAAACATATACGTCAACAGTAGCTGCTGCGGTTGCAGAAGATACGTTGAAATACAAAGTTTGGACTGTTTCAGCAGTATTAGGAGTATATGCTGCTGATACTGTTACATAAGGGTTACCAGTATTGCTAGTCAAAGCAGCAGCAGTCAAAACTGCTGTGCCTGTTTTAGCTTTAGCTGTGTAAACACCAAAGTTAACAGAAGAAACATCCACAGCTAAACCTGTAGGGCCAACACCGTTTGCGATTACAACGGTAGTAGGCACATAAAGTGCGCTGTTGTTTACTTGAACTGCTGTATCACCCAAAGCTGCTACAGATAAACCTTTTTGCACTGCAATAACACGCAGAGCTTGTTGGCTGTTTAGGTTCGATGGGTGGGTAGTGCTAGTAGTTGCTGGGCCTGGATTCGCCATGATTTTTTTCCTTTATTTGTTAAAAAATTAAGCTGCAACACGACAAGCGAGTTCAGGATAGAGAGGAGCCCAGCCATACAATACGTCAACACGAGTAGGAATACTATCGTTGTTGATTGTGTATTGACGAACTACACGCATTGACAGACCAATTTCCTTATCGGAAGCACGACCTGCAAAGTGAACACCCTCTGGCAACTCAAGGTCAGCCATAGCCATTGTGAATGCATTTTTGTGCATTACGATGTTCTGTGGAGATACTTGACCTGCACCGCTTACGCCTGCGCTGAACGGAGTTACTGTTGCAGCTGTAGATGTTGTAGGAATAGATACGTTTTGGAACTGACCACCATAAATAACGGCAGGAGATACAGTTACAGACATAGTGCCTGAACCTGTACCAGTTACAGTAGATTTAACTACAAAATTACGCAGTTTGTTTGTACCGTAAGCTTGACGATTTTGTGGGTTAACTGCATAAACGCCAGCGATTTGAATTACGTCACCTGCGTTCAAAGTCAATGTAGCACCTTGAGCCAATGTGATAGTAGAGCTAGAAGCCCAACCAGAATTCAAATAACCAACAGCAGCAGTAGTGCTAGTAGTCAATGTAGATGCTGTAGAACCAGCCCATGAACCAAAAGTTTGTGACACGATGTTTTGGTCAAGTTTCCAGTTCATACCGCCTGAATCGCGACCCATCAAGCCTTTTGTGTACTGTGAAGAAATCTCAGCAGTAGGAACAAACAAGCCTTTCAAGCTGTCAACGATAGTTGCAGATGTAAACGGCTCAACGATACAGCTTCTACGGCCATCACGAGGAGCACCTTCAGAGTCAAGATAAGCTTGAGCTGAAAGGTATGTGTACAAACCTGTTGGAGGTGTACCTGCTGTACCAACGATGTTAGCTGTGTTCAAAGCTGCTGTAGTTGTACCATCAAAGTCGATTTTGTTGGCAATAGCTGCAACGGCTGGCTTCAAAATACGGTCAGAGAACATATCCAAAGACAAAGCTAAGTCTTGAGTTGTAAATTGTGTATCAACGTGGAACTGGGTGCTCAAAGTAACAGGAACTGAAGTTTCGTTCAGGTCTTCTACGTTTAGAGCTGGGCCAGTAGTACCGATGAAACGGCCTGGTCTGCGAACGTTGACTGTTGCGCCAATTTTTGCGCCAACTACGGCAAATTGGTCATCATAGTTACGGTCAACTTCAGATGTAAATGTTAATTCGTTTTCGAGAACCATCAACGCTTCGTTGGTGATTTTCGAGATGGTAAGTAGCGTATTTGCCATTTTAATTCTCCAAAAAAATTAGGTTTATCTAACTCTGCCAGCCTGTCTTGCAGCTTTCCATTGCGAGTATGTACCATGAAATTCACCATTGGTGTCCACGAGTACATCTGCTCCAGCTTTGCCACCAGTCAACGGCCTTATAGGGCTAGGTGCTGTACTTCTTGAAACATCTTCCTTTAATTTTGGAGCTTTAGGAGCTTTTACTTCCTGCGCTTCAAACTTAGCTTCTAACTTACCTAATTCTCTAAGGGCTTTGGCAGTTGGCATTTGTGTCAACTTACCAGCAAAGTCTTCATCAGTAGCTAAGAGATATAGGATTTGAGGGCCTACATCACTTTCTAAAATGCTATCTCGTATCTCATTGCTAACAACGATATTACTAGATTGCACCATCCTATCAAAATCAGGCATATCTGCCTTTGCTTTTTCAAGTTTCTTGTTCCAAGCTTCATTGGCTTTGGCACGTTCTTCTTGAGCTTTTTGATTAGCTAACTCAACATCCCTTTGCTTCAAAGCATTTTCAGCACTCCATTCAGCTAATGCTTCTGCATATTCAAAAGCATCATTAAATTGACTTGCCTGTGGCTTTCCTTCAACAGATACCTTTTGTTCGGTCTGCGGTTGGGTAGCCTGTGCTTCGTAATCCCTTAAACGCTTTTCTAATTCAGCAGCTCTTAACTCAGCTTCCTGTGCTCGCTTGCTTACCTTATCAAAACGCTTATTAAGTTTGTCATTCTGCTTCTCAGGTTTCTGCTTCTTAGCTTCTTCCTCTGCTTCTGGTTCACTCTGTGCTTCAATTTGCTCTGGCTCTGAATCTTCCTTTACAGATTCAGCCATAGGGGGCTCATTTTCGTCAGCTAAACCTAATTTATTTGCATAGAATTCTGCTGCATTGTTACTTGTTACTACACTACTTGCTTCTTTTTCGGCCATGATTTCTCAAGCTCCTTGATTAATACAACATATATACAACTTTAAATAATTAATGTCTATTTTATTTAGACTTTGATTCTTTCTTGGCTTGCTTCATAAAAGACTTTTGTTCTTTTAATTGAGCTTTATCCATGCCTTTAAATGGGTTGGTAGATTCAGGTTCATACTTCTTACCTGCTTTTCTAGCCATTTCCTTCATTTTCCATTCAAGTGCGTTATCGCCTGTAATTGTTGCCATGTTCATTTCTCCGATTAAATACCACGTTCTACTGCTTCTTCCATTGCTGCACGTTCTGTACGCAAATCCATTTGAGCCAATAGCATAGCTAATTGCGCTTTCATTTGCTCGATTTCTTTCTGAGTTTCAGTTTTAATAACTGTGTCATGGGCAATGGTATCAGTGCGCAATTGACTGTCAGCTTGTCTAGTAGCATTATCCATTTGCGCTTTTTGCAACATTGCTTTGTCTTTTTGCTCTGCAACACTAGCACCGTACTTCATATCTAATGTAAGTTGCTGAATCTGTTGCTGTAGCTGCTGGATAGTTTGCTTAGATTGAGCCATTTGCATTTGAACTTGAGGTGGAATGTCTGATTTTTCGTCAATTTGAGCCAATGGATTAGCAGCAGCCAAACGGTCAGCGATAATGTCAGCACCAGGGAAGTCCATGTTGCGGAAGATTAAATCACCTGCTTGAGCCATTAAATTAGGGTCAGCAGGTAACAATGTCATCATTGATTCAACAGCTTCTTGACGTTTAGAAGCATATCCAGGGCCTGTTTCCATCACAATATCGTATTGACCAACAGTAACGTCATTTAAAACTTTTTCAACGCCTTGCTCATCTATACCTTTTTGATTAATGGTTACTAACTCACCTTTACCGTCATCGCCAATAATGCGTAAAACTCGTTCTTTGTCATAAATATGAGGGATTAAATCTAAACAAATACGACCACATTGACGAATTGAACGAGTCAAATTGTCGTAATAATGGAAATTGGTCATGTCTGACTGTTGCTGTTGACCTTGCAAAGACTTGCCAGATTGCATACCTTGGGGAAGTTGACCTGGGTCAAAGATTCCAACAACTGCCATTAAATCAGAATTCAAGCCTTGCAATGCCGTAACCATACCTGATGGTGGTGGTTCAGGCTGAATACGAGTAGGAACTGGTGCTGGTCTGCCATCGCTATCTGTTTGCTTGTAACGCAAAACAGGCATAGATTTAATGTTGGCTGTATTCCATTCAATTTCATGGCCTTCATCTTGTCCTTCAGCCAATAAGAATTTAGCTTTAGGTGCAAGGGCTACAGATTCTGTAAGAGCTGTAGACCAGAAGTTATACATACGCTGTGGGTCTTTAGCCATGCGTGTTAAGCCAAACTTCTTCTTTTTGCTATCTACAATGAGTTGCTGACCATAAGCAGGAATTACAGGGATATATTTACCAGGCCAATCCTTTTCTTCTAGGATTTGCATACCTGTCAATTTGCACCATTTAATCTGCTTTTTAATGGTTTCACGCTTAGATACGACATAAATGCCTGCATCTTGCATAACAACTTCAGAGGGCTTTTCATCTTCATAGCAAGTAGTGCCATCAGATAAAAGCAACAATTTCATGCGCTTGTGCTCGGTATAGAAATACTCCGCTACACGAATATCTTCTTTGGTAATCCATTCAGATTGAGAATCGCCTGTACCACGAGGGTTAAAGCCACCGCCATCGTCTGCGCCTGGGTACATTTTGCGGAATGTTTCTTTACTAATTACTTCAGTAATCAAGCATTTTTCTGCATCAGAGCCATCAGGTTCATTGCTATTAGGGTCAAAATAGACCATAAAAGGGTTTTCAATGCGCTTAATGTAGATTTCTTGATTAAATGAATCAGGAGTAGGGTAGTCATGCACTACACGCCAAAAGCCCCAACCCATACGAACTGCAAAATCAAAGGCATTGTCATAGGCAGAATCAGCATCAGATTGATTTTCAATATGACGCAAAATGCCTGTAATAATCTCGGCTACCTTTTCATCAGACTCATTATTCATGCCATGAGCCTTCATTCGAGGTCTTTGCTGGCGTTGTTGGTTTGCTATCTGACGGCAGTAAGCATCAATTTTGTTGATGGTTAAATAAGGTCGTGACTCCAACAAACGGCTATTTTGTATTTCTACAGGCCATTGGTCACCACCAGCAAACTTTAAGTCATCAAGAGCTTCTACACGATTATTTGAATCATTATCTGAGCAAAATCGTAGAAACTCTTTAGCTTCCTCGATAATGCCCGATTCGTAATCATCGCCATATTCGGTGGAATAGATACCACCATTGCCACCATCGTAGATACCCATAATATTCCTTGTTAGCTCATCCAGCTTGACACATCATAATTGATTGATTTGCGTTTAACAACTTTCTTCTCTTGAATCATTAACCCAATATACCTAAAAGCATCAGCTCCATGCGAATAATTATCATGTACAGGCTTTAAACTAAACCCTTTTGTATCAGGGTCTACATCATATCTATAGTGCCTTAAACAATCTAAACCTGCGCTGGTATTGTTTTTGTCAAAGTAACAGCTTGAAAAGATAGTTCTAGCAGCGTTTATAGAGTCCGCAATAGGAACTCTATCAATAATTCGTACATTGTAGCCACTATTACGCACAATTTCTTCTAAACTTCTACCATTGGCAGCCAAAGTCTTATTTTGTGCATCATGGGGCAAATATAAGGTGTCATAGACATAGCCAAAAGTTTGCATCCTTGCAAGGATTTCACTCATCGTAGTTTGAGTAGTTTCAAAATAGCGGATTAAGCGTGTTTCCATGCCAACAAACTGCACAAACCAAATAGCGGTTGCATCAGCCCAACCAATATCAAATACGGCCATTACAGGCTTAGTAGCATCGTATGGCACATTAGTAATGCGATTATCTTGCTCTGCCCTTTGCATTTCTTTGGCAAATACAGCTCCATCAATGGTAGACCGAGTAAAGCCTTCCCAAACGTTTTGATAAGCTTCAAAATCTCTATTTTTAAGAGATAGGCGTTCTTCTTCTAATACCTTTGGAAACCAAGGATTGTCATTCCAGTTTATTTTTTGAACTACAGCATTATCTGGTGGGCTAATTACAAAGCGTTTATAGGTTTCATCGGTAGGCAATTCAGGGTTAAAAGTAACCCAAATCTCAGAATTTTCTTTTCTTATTGTAGGTATAAGAATATCGAATGACGATTTTGTAACATTATTTGCTTCCTCTACCCAGCAATAATCAATGCCCTCAATAGACTTTAAGCCGTTAATGTTGTTTTTTATGCCTGCAAAGATAAACTCTGTGCCGTTATTGCCCCTAATAGTGGTTTGAGTTACCTCGTAATGAGCCTCAAGCTTCATTTCGTAGATTTGGTCTACAAGCAGTTTATGTACAGAATCCTTGATTGAAGTCTGAAATTCACGAGCGCATAAGACTCGAATAATATTGATTACGCCTTTGCAAAGCAACATTCTGGCTACTGAATGAGATTTTCCACCCCCTCGACCACCATACAATACCCTGTAACGACTATGTTCAGGCTCAACTAAGCATTTAAGCTTTTTGGGGAATTGAGGCCAAATAAAGCCTGTTGTATCAGTCTGGCTTTGCATTTACATCTACAAAGGTAAAGCCTATTCCTTTAACTAAGTCAGCCCCATCAGGGCCACTAATTTCTGTAGCTTGAATGGCTTTGCCGTCTATTCTGTCCATTATCTCTTTTACAGCCCATGCTTCACCTTCTTGTGCAGCCTCTACAAGCTTCTCTGCAATAGCTCTTAGCTTTAAAGAATCATCTTGTACTAGAACCTTGCGTAACTGGTCGTGAAAGAGCCTTCCCTTCTTAGCATTTTGGTTTCCCTTCATGCTTTCTGAGATTTTCTCATTTTTTCCTGATTCAGTTTCTAAGCTCATGATTTTTAATTAACTTTAAGTTAACGATTATTCATTTTCCATGCTATCAGAATTAGCTTCTGCTTGGTCTATGTCTGCTTGCACTTCAGGGCTATTTTGTATGTTTTTCCATTCATCCTGTAATTCTTGTGGAACTCCAGGTTGATAGATAACAGCGTTCATATCAGCCTGTATTTCTTCAACAGACTGTGGAATAGGATAAGGAATGTAAAAATTAGGGCTAGTCATTACGAAACATTTTGTTTTGTATCTACAGATTCCTCTACAGGTGGATTAGCTGCTTGAATAGCTTGTACCTGTGGAATAGCCTGTCCATGAATCTTAGCTACTAATGCAGCTACATCAGCATAAGCTGCTTGGCTTAAATGCTTTAAAACGGCTTCTACTTCAGATATTTCTAAGCGTAAATTAATCATTTTTTACCTTTCTTTGTTGATTTAGCTTTGTCTTGTACTGATAGGGCAATGGCAAGAGCCTGTTTTTTAGGCTTGCCTGCTTTTTCTTCAATCTTAATATTTTTACCTACTGCTTTCTTTGATGCGCTTTTAACTAATGGCATGGTTTTGCTCCTAGTAGTTGCCTTTTTAAGGGCAGGTTTTGCTTTTTCTGATAGGTTTTTAATTGGAATGGGTTCTTCATTGATGTATTGAGCCCAAGAAATCAATATTTCCTCTTGAGTCATAGACTTTGACTTCCAAGGCCAAGCGTTTTTTAGCCATTTAAACATTTTGTGGCTCTTCAAAACAAATGTCCTGCCAGCTCATTACAAGATATTTTACGCCATCTTCAAAGTAAGGGAAGTATTTTAAGTATTCTTCCCCTCTATCGTCATTCATAGTGCCAAAGCGTACTCTGGCTCCTACCTCAATAGGCATATCTTCACGTCTACCATTAGGAAGCTTTTTACCTGGGCCAACAGCAATAACTGTTCCCATGTTTTCAACTTCTTTATTGTCTACAAAAATTATGCTAGAAAGCTCTCTTACATCAGGCTTTACTACAATTTTGTCTAATAAGGGCTTAAGTTTCATCGTTTTAATGGCCTTCCACGCTTTTTAGGTGGGTTAATCGCAATAATAGGGTCAACCATAAGCTGAACTAATGCTTCTAATGCTAGGCTTTGGGCTATTCGCCATTCGCCACACCAGTCATCGTTAGACTTATTAACGGCAGATGGGAACCTTTTGCAGATTCCCATGCGTTCGCCTAAAACGAAAAATAGACAACTATTACAGTTTTCTCTATTCTCTTTAACAGCCATTCAAGTTCTCCGATTACTTGTTGTGGTTAGGGGTTGGGGGAGTGTGAGGCTTCCCCAATTACCGCTTATTTAGATTCGTACTTATCTTCTTTAGCATAAGAAGTACGCTTATGGTCATAGCAAATACCATGAGTGCGACCAGTATTGAACTCTTTATCAGAGCCAATAGCATCTTCTTTACCCATCGCTACACCGCCACGATGAGATTTTTCCATACGTTCACCAGACATATCTGCCTTACCAGCAGACTTAGGAACTACTACGCCTTTTGCTGGAATACCAGCAGTACTATTTGGGTTTGCCATTTTATTTCCTTTTAGCTAAAAAGACCTCAAAATGAGGTTCATCCATTTTTATGCCTATTTTAATCAATGTCAAGCATTTTGATTAATCGTATTGCAGCATCCACAGAATCTATTCGACTTACCGCACCACCTCGCCAATTTTGCATAAATTTGATTTGAGGTTCGGTAAAGTGAGCTTTGTTAGATGATTTAATTTCAACCAATACTGTTTTACCTTTATATCCAATCAAACAGTCTGGGCAACCCCTACCTACTGTTGAAAGGTTACAAACACTAGCTCCAAGGGCAATAAATGTATGAAATATTAGATTTTGATTCTCATCAACTCTTTTAGCGTATTTATTCATTTAGTCCCCACAAAAACAAGCTATGGTTTCTTCATCAGTTTCAAACATATCTGCTTGGTCTGATGCGTAATTCATCATTTGTTGATAGCTGGGCCTATCTTTTCTAAATCTTGCTCCATCACCTTGATATTTTCCTGATGATTTAATTCTAGATTCTTGTGCAGCCCACCATATTGCTCTATCAGGCTTTTCAGCAATAAGGCTTAAAGTTTGTGGATAACCTTTTAAAAAACATAAATCACAGTTTCCATGATAAGTTTTTCCATTGTAGTTTGGTAAACCAAGGTCAAAAGATTGTTCTTTCCAAAATTTACCAACATCCCCAGAAGTTATTCCAGCCGTATAAAGCGGAACTCTTTCTCTAGCCATTTTCATAGCCCTTCTTGGCTCATCCGCACGAATACCGACCCAATCCATATTTTCGTTATGTTCCCATCCCAAATGCTTTAAATAACGATGTATTGTGCGAATTTTTAATTCTGCTGTGCAAAATCGTGTTACAGGATTTGGTAAATAGCTTTTTTTGGTAATTAAAGCTTCAAAAGGTTCTCCATTTCGACTAGCTGTATCAAAATCAATTAATTTCCATTTTGGGTCATCAAAAGTGTATTCAAGCCAGGTAATAGGAACATTCCAATTATCTTGACAATCTTTAACAAATTTAAGGGTTGCTTCTTCTTCTTTTCCAGTATTTGCAAAAGTCACAATAGCATCTTCAGGAAGCCCATTATTGCTTTGTAATATGCGCCACAGCATATAACCGCTAGTTCGACCACCGCTAAAACTGATTACTGTTGGCTCAATAATCTTAAAAGGGTCATTCATTTAATAAATCCCTAGTTTTCTCAATAAGGTCTTCTTGTGAATACCCCCAATATGAAGTGAATTTTTTAGCTCCAGCAAGGTGAATACTGGTATCTCCAAGACGATGGTGGAAAGCGCACAAGGGTATGACTGGACTGAGATTTCTGGGCATACCGAACCGTCTGCAATGGTGCATTTCAACTGGCGAGTCATCTAAATTCCTTATATCAAGCTGACGGCATAATATGCAGCCAATCCTTGATAGTTTAAGATAAATGTCTTTTTCTGCCTTAGTTGCCATTAGCCATTTCGTACCATTGTTTATAGAAATTCTTTAATTCTTCAAAACTTGTACCAGCTTTAGTACAAGTTCCATCTTGGTTTACTAAATAATACTTGTGAACAACGGTTTCATCATCAGTATCGCCATAAATGATTAAAACAATAAAATTAATTTGTTTAGCCAAGGATTTAAGTAAATATTCTTGACCTTTGCTAACTTGTTCATCAAGTCTTTTCCATTCCATTACAAGGAATTTACCTTTTCTTTCACAAATACCATCTACGTTTGAAGGAACAAATTGAGGATTTTCAGGAATTAACCCAAAAAAATCCCAATAATCTGTATGAGTAGCAAACATATTACGCATCAGCATGAGCTATATTCTCTAATTTAAGGGTCATTTCGACCAAATCATTAGCTATTTGATATGCTTTTTGCCTATCTTGAGCAATCATGGCTTTGTAATATTCATCTAAAAGTCGTTTTGATACCAAAAAAGGTAGTGAAAAATCTCTCATTACATATTCCCCTGTCTACGGTTGCTGGATAAAGTTCTCCATATATCAATAATTCTAATTTCGTGGTTTCTTTCGTTATCAACTTTCTTAAATTCAACAAAAGCCTTAATATGCGCTTGTACTGCTTCAGCGTATTTAACGCTTGCTAGAGCCTTTGCATCTCTTTCGGCTACTGTGCCATCAGCTAATAGAAAAGAATGGCTCTTAGCCTGTTTTAAGCCTTCCTCAAGGTATTTAACCTGACCTGCTAGTTCTGCATGAGCTTCATCAGTATTTGCTAACCTAGTTAAGGCTTGTTCTACCCTGTTTTCGTTCAGTTGTTCTAAATTCATCTCTTATTCCATTGTTTTTTAATTTCAATTTTTAAAAATTCAGCTTGTGGGTGTTTTTCAAGTTGCCATAAAAGTTGTTCCCAACCTCTACGTTTAGCGCATCCTATAAACCAGTCAATATCGTATTGAAGGCTTTGTTCAGGGGTATTCATTTATCCCCTTCCCATGATTTTGTCTAAAAAATAATTGCCTACATCAACATCCTTTGGCAATGGAACTGTTCCAGCTTCTTTAATAAAAACCCTGTTATCTAGCTCTGTAATGATGTTTCTACGAGTTTTTAACAAGTTTTTAGATACATGAAGCTCTGATAAGCCCATATCATCCAATTCATCTTTAATAACTCTGTCGGCTACTGCAAAAAAAGTTTCATCGCCTTCAGGTTTAAAAAATGCTTCTGGAGTAACGCACATATCAAAAAGATTACGCAATTTGTCGTTTTGATGAACTCGTAGCGTTGTTTGGTCATTTTTATGAGGTTTAAGCCCAAAATGAAACCGGCAATAGTATTTTGCTGTTCCATCGGTACCAGCAGATATTGTTCCAGCCTGGCCACATCCATAAGCAGCACATCCTAAAGGCTGACCTTGTTGCTGTTGTTCATCTTCTCTACTATTAAATTTAACAAGTTTAGATTTCATAAATACTTCCTCTCAATAATCTTTGTAAAGTTTGTGGGCCTAATAACCCAGCCTAAATCTGCAAAAAATGGTTTTCTATCTTTTTGATAAGTTTTACCTGTTAAAAACTTAGAACTTTTAACAAATTGAAAAAAATCATTTTTAAACCAATCCAATGCTTCATCTTTGCTTTTACATTCAAAATCAATAAAAAGCTCTTTCCATCTTGCTTGTAAATTTCCTTGTCTTTCATCATTCCATTGCACTACTTTTGGAAGCTCTGGTAAGACTTCATGGTAAATAGAAATAATTTGTTGATGAGGGCAAGGTGGAATCTTTAGTTCCACAACCTCTGCCTCTTTCTCTTTCTCTGTCTCTGTCTCTCTCTCTCTCTCTGGTCTATCACTTTGATATCCCTCTGATATCACTTTGATATCTACTTGTTCCAACCAATGAGAAAGACTATTTAAAATCTTTGTAACCTCTTGTTTTTTAAGCCTTAATCTAAAAGAAAGAATATCTACAGAAGGCAAACATCCATCATATTCACTAGCAATTAACCAAAAGTTAATTAAACACTTTGAGGCAAGCGGGTCTAACTCAAACCAATCCAAATCGTCTAATAAATCGCGATAAAGTTTTACCCAGGGAGGTCTACGGTCTTTAAAATGTTGAAATCTTGACCAATTTTTTATTTTATAAGTCATAGTAATGACCTTCTTTTTGCATCCGCTTCAGCAATAAGATTTTCTGAATTTTTAAGAACAGTTCTAAATTGACCTATTGTTAAATAAACCAAATTCACTTCTTTTGGTTCTGCTCCTGTACTTTTAAAACATATCTGACCACTAGGAATTACAAAAACTTCTATTTCATCCTGAGAAGGAAATAACAACATAACAACTCCTTTTTCCAAAGTTAAAAAGCATCCGCTTACAAATAAATATCAGGCCTTAGCATCCCCCTTGTAATTCGACCTTTTGACAATTCTTCAATTTTTCTAATATGTTTAATGGGTATATTAGTTCTAGCTTTCCATTGATAAATGGCTGTTTCTCTTAATCCTAATAGCTTTGCAAGCCTATAAAGACTGCCAAATTCCGTCTTTAATTCCAAGTAAATATCCATAATTTCTCCTAAAGTTGTGTTATATTAGCACATATAAACAAAAAAACAACAAAGAAAATATATTTATTTTAAAGTGTTGCTAAGTGGGTTTTTCGTGTATAGTGGAGTCTAGTTCAACAAGTGATGAAGGGAAGTAAAAATGAAAACAGCAATTATCGAATGGGTAGCAGTAATTGTTATGGGTCTTATTTTTGGTGCAATGTTTGCATTTGGAGCTTAATTATGAATAACAATAATTATTATGAGCCAGAAGATGACAATAGTGCTGAAGAATTACAAGAAAGCATTGATTACGAGCTTAAAAACGATAACAACCCATATTTAGAAGCCAATGTGCGTGAATGTTTGTATGACGATGGTTTAGAGCCACATATGGCAACAATTGCTACATTGTTAGCACAAGGAGATACAGCAGCAGCAGGTGTAGTTTTATCTTCAGCCCTTTATACATATTGGGAAAACCGTACCATTCGTGAATTAACTTAATAGGAATATGTGATGAAAACTTTTAACGAATTACGTCTTATCAATGTCAATGAATTTGTTGAACGCAAAGGTAAATTTACCTATCTTTCTTGGACTTGGGCAGTAGACCAGCTTTTACAAAATGACCCATCAGCCACCTGGACTTTTGGTGACCCTGTTTATTTCAATGAATCAGTCATGGTTTTTTGCACAGTTACCGCAATGGGCAAATCTATGACTTGTCAAATGCCTGTTATTAACAATATGAACAAGGCCATTTCTAACCCTAATGCAATGGATGTAAATACCGCCATGATGCGTTGCCTGGTGAAGTGTATTAGCCTGTTTGGTATCGGTTTATACATTTACGCTGGCGAAGATTTGCCTGATGAAGAAATTCCTGATTTAACCGCAGAAGCCGACAAATGGGTTTTAGCAATTAGCGGTACTAAGTCTATGGATGAGCTTAAAGAAATCTATGGCGCAGCCTATAAAGCCCTTTCTAAAGACAAAGCAGCAGTAGATAAGCTTGCTAGTGCTAAAGACCTTCAAAAAGGCATTTTGATGGCGATGCAATCATGAAAGCATTTCCACAAAAATATCCAATAGACCCAAGCAAACCTTGGATTACAAAAGAAAATCCAGTAGATACAGGCATGGAATTGCGTGATTACTTTGCAGCTAAAGCTATGCCATTGGCTTTTAAGGTTTGGGAAAATTACCACATTAGCGATGAAAATGATGCAACTTATAAAACTAGCAATTTTCAAGCAGATGGTAGTTATCAAGAATTAATTGCTAATACGGCTTATCAAATGGCCGATGCAATGATGGAGGCTCGTAAATGAACAATGAACCAGTAGCGTGGATAAATGTAGAAAAGCGTAGGCTAGAGTGGGATAAACCAACGCTATGGGAAACACCAACAGTAGTCAAGTTAGATAGGATTCCACTCTATACCTATCCAGCAGACCTAACAGATGAATATTGCAAAGCATATTGGGGCAAAGATAACTGTTTCGTTGATGTATTTTTGCCTAATAGTGAAACAGAAGTTATTAGATTTTGGAATGACCAATTAAATGAGTCTTATGAGCCAAAGACACTAACAGATGAGGAAATAATGGCTGAATGGGAAGAAAGCAAAGATGAAGTTGATTTTGCTAGAGCAATACTAA